ATCTTTATTACATGAGTTTTTACTAATCCGTTAATCGTAGCAACAACAAGAGATCCAACATCGGCACTAATTAAAGGAACGACTATATTACATCTTACTGTTTCTAACGCTTCCAGAGCTTCTGAGTAAGTTGTGTGAGTAGAAGTTCCATCAGTACCGCCAGTCAGAAAGTCGGCTGTTGATACTAACTCTAAAGAGCCATAGACGTTGGTCAATCGCTCTGCATCGATAAGAGAAGAAGAATCATTTAAAAAATCTACTAAATGCTGACAATCTTTTTTGATATCGAATGCGACATTCTCGATATATACCCAAGTATAATCTAATTCGATACCGTTCAAACTTGGATTATCGCCTGTAACTGAAGCTGTGTAATTGCCAACGCTAACCAGATTTACAATTTCTTGAATAGTAAGAACTGGTTTCATAACGCCGTCTGCATCTTCTCGACCTATTACGATATCAAGATCATCAGCCGCCGTTGCCGCGCATGTAGTAGTAAGCTTTCGTTCTGTACCAACATCAAGAATTTTTAACAAACATGTTGCAGCAGCACCTGTATACAGAATTGAAATTTGAGATTCTCCTCCTATTTCCTCTTCTGCATCTTCGATAGTTGTTCCTTTAGTGATCGTTAAAAACCGAGATCCTTTTACTCCTCTATTCGTACCAGCAAGACCTACAATCATATCCAAAGTAGAAGATGCATCAATTTTAATATACCCACGATCTAATTTGCCAGAATCAAAAACCGAACCATCTAAAGTCAAATTAATCTTTTGGCTGTTCAATGATGCAACCGTCGGCTTTGAAGGACTCCACCTTGCTCCAGTATTCAAATCATCGACCAAATCCGTTGCCGCTTGAGTACCTGTGATTCCACAAGTGTAAGTGTACGTTGTGCCGTTAATGATCGCTAGCAATGTGGTAGCATCTACACTAGCAAATGGACCGTCTATCGTCCCTGTGATTACTGCATTTGCGTCTTCTGTGTTGCCTTCAGCGATTACGACATTAATTTGATTTTCATCAGCGCCATAATTTTTTGAAGTAACATCAATCAAAGCAACACCAGTTGATCCTGTGTTGTCTACCCACGAATCCGTCGCTTGAGTTCCGGCATTGGTTTTGTAAACTATAATAGTGCTAGCCCCGTTTTGTACTCGACTATCAGCCGAAGGAGCGACAAGCAACCCAAGAGCATCAGCTATCGGACCAGACTTGTATCTAGCTTTTGCTGATTGAATCTGACTTCTTTCTAAGATGTCTAAGACACCTGGCTCACCACCGACTGCTTCACCAATGATACCAACGACTCCAGTCGCCTGAAGTGGGAACCCCGAAAGATTCTCAACTTTGATTGCTGAGTAAGCGCCCGGTTTGCGAATTGTGGCACCATTAAAAACTCTCTTAATTGACATTCTACATCCCCCTAATTAAAATCCTTTAAAAATCCTTAAAAATTTCGTCCCACTCTTTCAACGATGCAAACTTAACACCTACCGCTTTCGGGAAAGCCAACATACCACCGGCAAGATTTTTTTTGATCTTTCTGATTTTAGCATATACAGAAAAAGAAACACGATTCACTTTCTCTTTTTCTTTAGGACAAAGATCAGCGATATATGCTTTCTTCTGATCTTCAGGCATTTTTGATTTTAAAATCGTTTCAATCTTCTTCTCTAAATCTGATTTATCATCATTTAGTTTAACAACTTCCTCGACTTCGTCCAAAACGGACGAATCGAATTCATCATAAGACTTCTTCTTTGCCATACTCTCTCCTATTCGTATTCCGCTGTTAATTCGATACTTTCGATAATTGGCATAGTGCGTTTTTTAAATCGTGCAAAATTCAAGACATTCACAGTTATAAAACGACTATACATATTACTGGGTAAATATTCATTAAGACGTGACATATCCGTTGCAGAATAAGTCAAATTTAACAAGCCTTCCTCTTCAAAGACCTCTCTCTGAGAATTCAAAATATAGAGGAAGAGCATATATAGATATTTCACTATGTCCGATCCGCCCACCGCATGAATACCTATAAGCACATTGTCGCTTAGAGAAGTATACCCCACTTCCGTTCGGCTTACGATTGAATCGTCTGATCCCAATACGTCGTCGTCTTCGTAGTAATCGTTTAATCCTGCTGTCGCAATGTTTTCCGTTGACGAAGATAAATTTATAGACACACAAGGAGACTGTTCCCCGTCTAATGGAAAAGACTGAAATATTCTTATTTTTTTACTTCTTATATATTCACTGATCTCTGCTATTTTTGATTGGCCATATTTTGCAGACAAAAGCGGATTGACAAGATGACCGAAAACTAGATTAGGAGCTTCAGGGTTAGACCTGAACCAATCAAGACCATCCTCCAATACCGATTCAATCAAAAAGTCAACGGGATAAACACCATAATATTTTATGGACTCTGTTTCTTCGTTTGGATAAACATATGTTCCCATTATCTCGCTCCAAGCATTGAATCAATAATTTTGTCCATCTCTCTGCCAGTCCACGTTTCAACTTCTTTTAAAATATTCTTAGCCGTCAATCCTGGATGAAGCCAAGATCCAGCATGAGATTTTTCACTCATCACTCGCCAAGTAAAAAATTGACTAGAACCACGTCCCTTGCCCGACTTAGTCTTTCCACCTATGGCTTTTTGAATCTTCGTCAATCCCTTTAGGTAACTGTGTACATCAGGAGCGTTTGAAGGAATACGCTTCACCGGACCTTGGATTACTTTCCCAGACGAACTTCTTACCATATCATTCATACCGTACTTCTTAACTGCGCTCTGTAGCTCTTGTTTCAAATTGTCGCTCAAAGCCTTACCTGAATACTGAATCCTTGCACCGGACGTTGTGGAATGCCTGAACGGTATTGTAACATAACTATGTCCATCCTTGCTTGTCTTTGCCTTTGCACCACCAAGCCACCCAGGACGAACTGATTTCATATCAAAAGCCGGCATCCCAAATTCAATATTGTTCGGCATATCACCGACCAAAGATATTTCGTAGACACTCTCTCCACCGACTTTATGAATTTTAAAACTTTGTGATTGCTGAAGTCCGTTAACGTAATCTTCTCTCGAAGTAGTCAAGCGAGATTGAGCAATCCGAACCCACTCTGCTTGAGCCGTTTTAGCAAGTCCCGCCATCGACGTTCGAAACGAATTAATAACCGACGAATCGATATCATTAAATGTAACTCCCAAGTCTTCAATTTTTGTTTTGAGACTAAGCATCATCTATCTCCACATTCTTTGCCATGTAATCCCATCTTATATGAGACTGTTGCGGTAACGCTACTGGTACTTTTGATGGTATCTTGTGAGAGTTGTAATAATAACGGTTTTCATGCATCAAATCTATAATTCTGAAAGTTGGTAGCACCGGATACATGAAAGAATATATCGTGTCTTCTTGGGGCTTGCTTGATGTCAGCCAAGTAATCTGATTTCCAGACAGACTATAATCCGTATTTCTGACGTAGCTAATACCGCTTGCGTCTACCAAGCAAAACAATCCGTCTTCCAAGTCCACGGGAACATACCGCAGAATATCATATGCTCGACGTGTCCTCTTGATTAACTGATTAAATTGAGAAGTATGATCGATCAATTCTACTTTGTACCAGTAGTGGACTTTGACATCCCCTTTGGTTGTCATTAAAGCATCTTTTACATCAAAACGACTTTGATCAATCTGAGTTTCGATTTTTACTGAAGCGATATATGCCCAAGTGTTATATGCGGAAGCATCTACATCTATAATCTGATTTCCATTACAGACCGAACATTCTAATGGATGATTCACACTAGCTTCGTCTATATCGTTCCCTGAACGGTTAGGGCATATGATAGATGGAGTAATCCGCACATACGTTCCTTGCTGTTGTAGAAGATTATTAAAGTCCTCCACTTGCAAAGAAACTCGCCCAGGTTTGGTTACTAATTTATCATACGTTGCCATAAAAAATCCTCACACCACGGTCATTTGAACGCCTCTATATGCCAGCCTTAGATTAGTCATCGCTCTGTCTATTTGCTTAGAATATTGGATGATTCTAGCGCCATAACCTGCGTTAGTCGCACTAGACGTAGTACCAATCGATTGAGAAAGTCCGTCCAAGCTTATTGATTTCGTCGCTATCCCTGCACCAGCAATTAAATCACCAGCAATATTTAACGGGCCTAGCGAAGCCTTCATACCGATCACTTCTAAAATGTCATATGGCACTTGCCCGTATTCAAAACCACAAGTGTAGTCGATCTCAATAATGGCAGGAACCCACATAGTAGACGTGTAGAGAATCGGAAGGAAAGATCCTCCTTGCCCTAACAGTATTTGACTGATTGTTCCTGCGGTCGGTACGAGATTTATCTGCCCGTTCCTTGCATCAACTTTATACCATTTCGGATCAAACTCGATGGAATTCTCGCTAACAGGATATTTCATCCTAAGACTAGTCACTTTTCTAACAGGTAAATTTAAAAGTTTTACAAAACCAAAACTATAAAAATCCTGAATATGATAATCATGGCTTTCAGCTTCCACAGTCGTAGGATGCAATATTATTTGCAGTTCATTTCTAAGCCAATCTTGAGCCGCCCGTATGTAGAACTCAATCATTGAGTCCGGCATTTCGTTTCCTTCATCATCTTTTAAATTCACACCGAAAAGAAATTTGTCTCTAACAAAATCTGCATCAACTAAAAGATCGCTACTTCTAACTTTTTTATTAAAAGCAATTCCATCCGTATCATCTGTCGTCTCTTCGGCTTGAGTGTATCCAGACTTAGAGCTTTCTGCGCCATACGAATCCATAGTGCTTATCGCATACCAGTCGGCAGTTGTGCCGTCCATATCAACCCATTCAACTTCTTCAAGTCCTTCGTCTGCAATCTGCTTTACAAAAAAGTCTTCTGACTTCTCTGTAATTGTTTTTGCAATTAGACCAAGAAGAGTTAAAGCCGTACCACCAACGATTTCTACACTGGCAACATCCGCTTCTTCAGTTGATCGAAAATAAAAATAACTTCCATCGTATGACGTCGCCGCTCGACCGCCTGTGATCGTCTGATTTATCAAAGTAACAATATTGGTTATTCCATCAAACGCTACTTCTTGGGTAGACGTAGAACCATTCATCTTTAACTGCAGAGTCTTACCACTCAATACCGCTGGAGCTAAAAATGGTGATCTAAAACCAATTATGCTTTGGTAAATACGATAGTAGGCAATGTCTGCCCCGGCTGTTGTACTCCATCTGAGAGTAATCACCTAGGAACTCCTTTTCTTTACGGTTAGAACTATCTCGGTATCAGGATCGGTAGAAGATGAAGCCGAAACGCTAGTCACACTTGGAGTAGCGCTAATCTTTCTTGTTAGAAACAAAACACACACATTAAGAGGCAAGATTCTCATAATCACCCCATCGTAATAAATGGTTGTAATGTTCTCTTAGTAACACTATTAACATCTATATCAATTATAACATAATAATTAGAATCCGATGAAAAAATAGCTGCTTCGTGATCAAATTGAAACACTCCATCAGACGTGATATCCGTCGTCGTGTCTGTCCACATCTCGTCACCGTCTGCATTGTAAACCGTCACCGTACACGATTCTGGATCTTCTACTAAAATACCATCCTTTTCTATCCAAGTAAGCATCTCTTGAGCACCAGAAACTGGATTAAACGAAGTAGACATCCGGCAAGTGTATTGTGGACTTGTTTTTTCAATTGCAAAAATTTCCTCAGATCGTCTATAGGCTGAAGGAGTGACTCCATCAGATTCGAATACATCAAAATAAGCTGTCACAAGATCCACATCCGGCATCGTATAATCAAAATTATCGTAAAGACCGTCTGCACGAAATGGAAGTAGAACGCTAGAGACTATGGTGGTCCTGGGGTAGAAGGATGTTAATTTACATTTTACAACCTTGTCATTGTCTCCGGCATACAACATAAGACTCAACGGGATAACGTCTCCCACTCTTAAAAGAATCATCTTATTCTCCAAGTTTTTCTATCGCACTTGTAATATTTCTAGTCTCTTCTAAATCAAAAAACATTGCATGATGGTTTTTTTCTACATGACCACCAAACCTATTACTCTGATAAGACATCGGGTATCCGGATCTTTGAATTGTAGTATATTTGTCATATTCATTATATCCGACATTTTCAGAATATGTAGATCCTAATATCAGTATCCCCTTTTTATTAAATGCTACGCCAATGTGAGATAGCAGGCTATCAATCGAAACAACAAAATCACAAGCATGAGCTACAGCAAAAAGTTGTCTCAATGAATATTGCTGATTCCAACAATTGTTATGGTTGATTGGGATATGCGAGAGATTTATAAAAACCGATTTTTTGCAATTGCTAAGGATCGTCTCGTTTGTAATTTTGTTGAGAGATCGAAAACTATTATCAGCGATTACTCCACTATTTGACATCGTAGCGCCCGATCCAAAAGGTTGATAAGCAATTGCCAAATTCTTACCGCTCTCCCTCTTGGCTTTTGAAACAACCTCTATTCCGAAATTTATCTCTTCATTCGTTAAATAAATTTTAGGATATGGTTTGTCATCTTCATCGTTTATTAGACTTTGAAAAGAATTAATAAGATGCTCTTGTTGAGTATAATACTCGTATCTATGATATGGTTCTGGATGATTATATCTTCCATGCTTTATTACATCGTCAAAAAGATATTGTATCTCACCATCTTTATAAACTTTAGTAACACAATTATTGTTTTCAAAAACTTCAGGCCAAGAAGTTATGATGACTATCTCATTCGATGTTGTCTGTCTAAGATCGTATATCGGTCCTGTTGCACAAAGAACTCTTCCGATCCCTCCATCAATTTTTAATATTTCTCTCATCAAAAAAAATCCCTTTATACAGATAAAGCTTCGCTTGAGATGACAGAGCATCTGTGAAATTGTGTTCCATACGTTGAATTGGCTGCAACAGTCGTCCAATTGTCTCCGTCGTCTTGAGAATAATAGACGTGGTTTATATGACCAAGTAAAACATGACCATCAAGAGCATTACATCGATAACTGACAGCTAATCCAAGAGATAGCGATTCGCTCCAGTTGTCTCCGTCATCGTCAGTGATATAGACTCCACTTGCATTCGTTAAAAATATTCGCCCAGATTTAGGATTATGAGATAACCAAATGCAGTTATCGTTCCCTATTCCATCTCCGGCATTAGTGTATGTAGTCCAACTGGCTCCGCTATTGCTAGACTTTGCAACACCTCCACCGTATGTTGCTACCCACCAATTAGACCCTATTTTTCTAGCACATCGAACCTTGTTGTTAGGTATACCATCTCCCGTATCAAAAACCGTTACCGACGAAAAATCGTTTTCGGTTACGACAAGACCATCTCCAGACGCTACCAATA